TGGGACAGCGCGTTCGTTTCCGCGATCGGCGCGGTGCTGACCGACCTCGGCCGTTTCGCCGCGCTGGTCGGCAGCGTCATCGGCGCGGAGGCGCCGGGGCTGTTCCGCGCCTTCGCTTCGGTCGTTTCCGGCGTGTTCAATGTCTTCGCGGAGGGCATCCGCGCCTGGACGGCGCTGCTGTCCGGCGACTTCTCCGGCGCGTGGGACCATGCCAAGGGCGCGGTGATGGCGGCGGTGAACGCCATCAAGGGCGTGATCGGCGGGCTGTATGATGCAGCGATCGCCGGCATATCTGCGCTCGTGAAGGGCGTCGACCAGTGGATGGGCACGAAGCTGAACCTGATCTGGGATCGGGCCAAGCAGCAGATCCAGTCCGTCGCCGACAAGTTCCACTGGCTGTGGGACGTGGTGGTGGGCCACAGCTATGTGCCCGACATGGTCGATGCGATCGGCGCGAACATGGCGCGGCTCGATGCGTTGATGGTCGAGCCGGCGAAGAAGGGCACGGACACTACGGCCGGGCATTTCCGCGATCTGGCGCGAGATGTCGGCGACGCGCTCGACGCGCTGTTCCCGAAGACGGCGCGGCTTCGCGAGGAGATGGCGCGGCTGATCGCGCTGCAAAACGACACGACGCTGACGCCCGAGGTGCGGGCCAAGGCGCTCGACCGGCAGACCGGCGTGGTACTGGACGCGCGGGATGCGGCGCGGGCGGAGATGTCGACCACGATCCCCGATGTCGCACCGCTCGCGGGTGCGCTGGACGACGCCTATGCCGCCGTCGCCAAGGCTGGAGCGGATGCTTCCCGCGGGCTGGTGGCGGCCAACGACAATATGGCCAAGTCCTTCGTGGACATGGCGAACACCTCGCTTAACGCGCTGTCGAACCTCGCCAGCGCCATCAAGGGCGGCGGGGTGCTGGACATCATGTCGAGCGCCTTCAACGCCTTCGGATCGATCGCCAACAGCGGCATCCTGGGCAAGGGGCTGGCCAAGTCTTTCGCGAACTTCACGCCGATCTCCGGCTTTCGCGCGAACGGCGGGCCGGTTTCGGCTGGGCGCAGCTATGTGGTGGGCGAGCGCGGGCCGGAAATGTTCACGCCGTCCCGCTCCGGCTACGTCCACGCCAATGGCTCCGATACGGGGCGCGGCGGCACGGTGCGGATCGAGATGGCGGAGGGTGCGCTGTTCCGCCCGGTGGTGACCAAGATCGCCGGCGGCGTGTCGGTGCAGACGGTCGCCGGTGCGGCGCCCGCGATCAGCGGGGGCACGCAGAAGGCGATCACCCGCGCCAATAGCCGGAAGCTGGCATGATCGTGCTGCCGCCCGGCGTGCACCCCAATGGCGCGGTTCCGGCGCTGCTGGACTTTGGCGGGGTCATCCGCCCGTCGACCGGCGCGAAGTTGCTGCGGCTCGACCGGGGCGGCAATCGCTTCCGCGCGGCGATGACGCTGCCGGTGCAGGAGGCGGAAGATGCGCGCCGGATCGTCGCGCGGCTGATCGCGGCGAAGTCGGAAGGGCTGCGGGTTGCCTACCCGCTTCAGGGTGTCGACCAGGGCAGCCCCTATCGGGCAGATGGATCGACTTTCGTCGTTGACGGCGCGGGCCAGGCCGGCAGCAGCATCGCGCTGCGCGGCGGCGTGCCGGGCTATGCCGCCAAGGAAGGCTTCTGGCTGACCATCCACGACGGGTCGCGGGAAGCGCAGGGCTATCTGCACAATGTGAAGGTCGCCAGCATCGCGGATGAAGACGGCGCGCTGACGCTGACGGTCGGCCCCAATCTGCGCATCCCCTTCCCCGACGGGGCGCATGTCGAACTGGCGGAACCGACGATCGAGGGGCTGGTCGACAGCGACATCAGCTGGGAACTGGCGCTGTTCGGACTGGTCGACAATATCAATTTCACGATCGAGGAAGCGGAGTGATGAAGGCTGCGCCACCTGCCTTGTCTGTATCTGACATGCCAAGGGATTTCGCTGGGCCTATTCTTGTCTATTTCGAAGGCGTCGAGATCAACGGAGTCGTGGCCTATGACGCCGATGCTGGCTGGGTAGAGGCGTTCAAGCATGGCGCTGACGGCGAGCTATTGATCGACGCCGCAGGCATCAAGACGCACCGGCTGTTCGGCAAAGTCACTGCGGTTTTGAAATCCGAGTGATGGACAGGATCTGGCTGGCGGGCATCATGAAGATGCAACTGCGCGACGGCAGGACCATCCGCCTGTGCGACGGGGGGTTCATCGTCGTGGATGGCGAGACCTATCGCAGCAGCGATGGCGATTTCGGGACGATCGGCAGCATGGAGGCGTTCAGCGAGGGCGTGGGCGACACGGTGCCCGCGTTCAAGATGACGTTCCTGCCCGAGTCGACAGCGGCGGCGGCGCAGATCAGCGCGCCGGGCATGCAGGGATCGATCACCCGCTTCTATGTGGTGGAGGTCGACGCGGACGCCGGCACGCCGATCGGCGCGCCCGACCTGATGTTCGACGGGCAGATCGACCAGACATTGCTGCGCATTGGCCGGGGCAAGCGCGAGCTGGACATGGACTTCGTATCGACGGCCGAACGGCTGTTTTCGATCAACGAGGGCAACAGCCTGAACCCGCGCTTTCACAAGCTGGTCAATCCGGGCGAGCTGGGCGAGGACAATGCCACCGGCCTGGGCGTATCGGTTGCCTGGGGCGTCGAGGCGCAGGGAAGCGCACCAACAAGCGCGCTGGCGGGCGCGTTCGTCAACAGGGTGGAAGGGCCGGTGAACTTTGCCTGACGCAGTCGAGCGGGCGGCGGCGACGGCCCGAACGCTGGCGAAATATCGCAGCCTGCCCTTTAGCTGGCAGGACCGCGTTACCTGCCTCCACCTGGCGCGGCATCATCTGCGCCAGATGGGGCACAGGCCGCCGCCGATCCCCGCGTTCCGATCACCGATCGGCGCAAAGCGGGCACTGGCCAAAGCCGGGTTCCCGAACATGGCCGCGCTGCTCGACAGCCTGCTGCCGCGCATCGCGCCGGCGGCGGCGATGGTCGGCGACCTCGGCCTGCTGGAAGGCAGCGACGGGTTCGACAGCATCGTCGTCAATGCCGGCGGCAAGTGGCTGGGGTATCACATGGATGATGCGACCGGCTTGAAGCCGTTGATGGCGACATCGTTGATCGGAGCTTGGCGGTCCTAAGGTGCGCCAATGCAAGCGAGAGCCTGCTTCGCTGGCATCCAAGACTTCGCGTGAGAGCCGGATGCTGTTTTTCGAAGGTCAATTCTTGCAGCGGCCGTCCCGGCAGGAGTGCCGCCAGAAATCCATAGCAGCGTAACTTCATTCGGGCGATCAGGTTGACGATAGACGTTTGGCGCAAGCCAACCATCCATGTCGATTAAGCACCGCTCGATCTCTTCCACCGAACGAGACGTCTCATACTCGCCAACGGGCGGCCTGTTATCGAACTTAGAAATTGGCCCTGCGCCCGCTTGGGAAGCGGATGCAGCCAGCATTGCACCAACCATCAAAACGCGCATCGAATCCTCCTGACGGAAGGCTGACATATAGCATGTCAAAGACTTTAAGAACCGTGGCCGTAATAGCCGGCGCGGTGGCCCTTGTTGCGACCGGCGTCGGAGCAGTCGGAGGGGCAGCGTTCGCGGCGACCGCGACCGGTGCCACCGTCTCCACGGTCGCCACTTACGCGACCCTCGCTGCCACCGTGGCCACCGTCGGCGCGCAGGTGACCGCCAAGAAACCGGTAGCGAAAGGGACGGTCAACAGCGTCACGATCGCCACCGATGCGCTGTCGCCGTATCTGATCGGCCGCACCTATTATGGCGGCGTGCTGCGCCATGACGTGGGCTATGGCCCGACGCTCAAGAAGGTGAAGAACCCCTATCGCGGGATGGTGATCGTCTATTCGGTGGCCGGACCGTTGCAGGAACTGGAGGGGCAATATCTCGATTTTCAGCTGATCAGCTTCCCGTCCGGGGCAGCCGTCGGCTATTACGCGTCCTACCTCTATTCGGACTTCCGGCTTGGGGCGGTGCCGGACACGGCGCTGACGCCATTCTGGGCAGGCATGCCGAACTGGACCGCCGATCACAAGCTGTCGGGCAAGGCGGCGATCCTTTGGAACCTGAAGTTCGACAAGGACGGCAAGCGGTTCGCCAGCGGCGTGCCGGTGCAGGGCGCGGTGTGGAAGGGGGTCAAGGCCTATGACCCGCGCAAGGACAGCACATATCCCGGCGGCGATGGCCCGCACCGGCTGAACGACCCGGCGACATGGGAATGGACCGAGTGCCCCGGCCTCCATGCGCTCAAATATGCGCTCGGCAGCTACCAGAACGGAAAGAAGATATTCGGCGTCGGCCTGCCCTTCGACGGGATCATGGTCGAGCATTTCGTCACCCTCGCCAATGTCTGCGACGCGAACGGGTGGAAGGTCGGCGGCGTCATCTTCGAACCCGGCGACCGGTGGGCGAACCTCAAGGACATATTGCAGGCGGGCGGCGCGGAGCCGCTGTTCATCGCCGGCAAGCTCGGCCTCAAGATCAACATGCCGCGCGTGTCGATCGACGTGGTGAGCAACGCGGACCTGGCGGACGAGGATGCCGAGATCACGGCGATGCAGACGTGGCGCGACCGGCGCAACGGCATCATCCCCAAATATCGGTCCGAGGCGAACAAGTGGGACTATGTGGCGTCCGACCTGGTGCAAGTCGCCGCCTATGTGACCGAGGACGGCGAGGAAAAGAATGAGGAACGCCAGTATAATCTGGTGCAGGCGAAGGACCAGGCGGCGCAGCTGGCGGGCTATGAGCTGGTGAACGGGCGCGAGCGGTTCCCGATCCGGCTGCCCTGCAAGCCGCGGCTTCGAAAATATGGCCCCGGCGACATGCTGACCCTCCAGCTGCCCGAGCATGATCTGGACGGCGTCGAAGCGGTGATCGTCGACCGCAGCATCGATCCTGCCACGATGGTGGTGACGTTGACCTTGATGGAGGAGACGCCGGGCAAACATGCGACGGTGCTGGCGCTGACCGGCACCGCGCCGCCGCCGCCCGCACTGGTCGATCCTGCGGACCGGGACGACATCGCGGCCGGCATCATCGATCCGAACGAGCAACTGCTGATCCAGAACAGCTATCCTGTCGGCCTGTCGATTACGTCGAGCGATGTCGGGGGAACGTCCGCCAACATCGTCATCAGCAGCCACACGCGGCGCTACACCGACAAGGATGTCGCGATCGGCGGCGCGACCCTGTCCGGCCTCGCCAATGCGACGGAGTACTGGCTCTATTACGACGATCCCGACCGGTCCGACACGGCGCCGGGCTTCGTCGCGACGACCATCGCGGCCGACGCCTATCTTTCGGGCGATGCGCCTGCCCGCCATTTCGTGGGCGTGATCACGACCGCAGCTGTGGGCGGCGGATCGACGGGCGGCACCGGCGGCACCCCGCCCGGCGGCGGCGAAATCCCATAAGGCGGAGCATCCATGGAACGACTGGACCTTCCCGCGTCGCGCAATGAAGATTGGCGGCCGACGATCGAACTTATCTATGCGGGCGGCGACCTGCCTCCGATCAACCATATCCGGATGCAATGGCGGCTCTATGAAGGCGCGCCCGGCGACCCGCTGTTCGACATCGAGGCGGTGGCGTTCGAGGACGTGGCGGCATCGGCCGACGAGATTGCCAGCGGGGCGGCACAGGCCGGCGACCGTATCCTTCGCCTGTTCCCCGGCATCGGCGTGCCCGCGATGCAGACGCTGCCCAGCGGCCTCAACCAGCCCGAACCCGGCGAGGCCGACCGCTTCGTCTGGGACGCCGTCATTTTCTACGAAGATGGCCTGAACGAGCGGGCGATCGGCGGCTTTGTTTATGTCGAAAAGGGAGTGACCCTCAGTGGTGACTAAGACTTTCCGCGTCCGCGCGCGCGGCCTGCGCGGTCCTGGCCTGACGGAGGAACAGCAGCAATCGATCGACATCGCTGTATTTGAGCATCGAACGAACGTCACCTTCGCCTCGCCGTTGGTGGTGGACGGCAACCAGCTGCTGATTCCAGCATTCGACTATTATTCGGCCCGCACCGACACGGTCGCGCAGCTAGGTCCGCCGAACAGCGGACTTGCCGCCAACGTCTATTGGCCGATCACGCTCGCCGCTGCGCCGGGTCAAACGGCGCGCATCTATCATGACCTTGCCGAAGCACAGGCGGGCAATGTCCCGTTTGTTCTGACCACGGACGAGCCGTTCGCGAGCACCGAGACCAAGAACATCGTCGCACTCTATCGCGATGGCAAGGTCACGCCGATGGAGGGTGTGCCGCTGGTGAGCACGCAGAGCGGCGGCGTCGTCGCCAACCAAGTCCGTTACGGCAAGGTGATGGACAAAGCGCAGCGTTTGCTGGGCCAGTCGAACGCCGGGGATATCAGTGACGCGGCGCTGACGGCGCTGGGTTTCACGCGGGGCGTTTTCAACGCCTATACGCTCGCCCCAGGTTGCGGAGGCGATCTGCCGAGCTACGATCCGGCGGCCCGATCCTTCGCCCGCGTCTATCAACAGACATCGGCCAACTTCTCCTTCGCTGCGCCAGCGATGCGCTTCTACAATGTGGCGGGCGAGCTGCTGAAAAGCGAAACGATGACGTTGGAGCGCGTGTTGTCCACCCGCGCGGCCGCCCACATCTGGCGCGGCACGCCGCATCCGCAGGCGGTGTTCTGGCGGGCGGAGATCGTGGACGCTTTCGGCTACACGATCGGCCTGACCGGTCCTCAGTTCGCAGTGGGTCGAGATGCGCAGTGGATACTGCGGGACGATTATCCTGTACCTGTCTCACCCGCAGTATCGGGCCGCCGATTGCAGGCGGTTTCCACCCGGTTCAACGTACTGCGTGAGTTTGTGGGGTCGCCCACCTACACGCGCACCGAAAGTCGCATCAAAGCAGCGGCTCCCGGCGTTCCCATTCATGGTGTGAGACTGGTCTTCGCCAACGCCTTGGTATCCGGCGGGCTTGGTGAGTTTGACGGGTACAACGCGGTCAATGTCACCGCCGCTGTCGAACCGACTTACACCCCTGCCATCGCCATTCCCGTAACGTTTAATGGCAGGCGCGAAGTCACTCTTGATCCCGGCGCGATTGCCCTAAGCGATCCGGTTCCAGGGCTAGCCTTCGACGCAAGCAATAGCTGGGTCGGCGGCGATTTCTTCGTGCGAACCGGATTGACCGTTGGGGCCGGTGGTCGATGGCCGCAGGATTACTATCCGCTGTCGGCAGGCGAAGGCTGTTTCGATTCCAACAGTGGAGCAAGCCAGGTTTACGCAACAGGCCCCATGTCTGCGCCATCCGGTGGCGCTTCATCGGTCAATGGCGGCTTTGGACCGATCGCGGTTGTGGGCTATACGGAAACTGGCCAGGTCTCGGTAGTCTATCTCGGCGACTCCATCGCCGATGGCGTGGGCGACGATCAGGACGGCTATATCGCCCGCGCGCTGGCGGACGTGAATGGCTACCCGGTTCCCTATATCAAGCTGTCGCGCGGGTCGGACACGCTCGGCAACAACGCGCTCGCCTATGGCTATCGCCGCCGGGCGCTGTTCGAATATGGCACGCACGGGATCATCGCGCTCGGCACCAACGATATCGTCACCGGCGCGAGCCTTGAGACGATGAAGAACCTCGTCACCGAGATTTCGGCCGCCATGCGAGGGCGCGGGCTCAAGGTGATCGGCAGCACCATCTGGCCGCGAACGACCAGCACCGACAGTTGGGCGACCCTCGCCAACCAGACGCCGGTTGCGGGTTTCGCGCCGGGTGGCGTGCGCGACCAGTTCAACGCGTGGATCAAAAACTACGCGGATGGCCTGCTGGATCATTGGTATGACCCATGCGAGTTCACAGAATCTCCCTCTGCGCCAGGCAAATGGAACGTCAACGGGTCTCCTAACTATCCGACAACTGACGGCGTCCACCCGACGCCCTACTTCCACTATCTCGCAGCACAGACGCTCAACCGGTTGGCGAGGACATTGGCGGTGGGCGAGACGGCGCAGGTCGCGCTCTCCTATGCGTCGCTCGGCTCGGGCATGACCTCGGCCGCGCTGGCGGACGCCTTGCGGTCCTACGGCGTCGGGATAGAGGCCGGATCGGTGGCGGCCTATCAGATGCGCGCGGCGTTGCAGGACCAGGGCAAGCTGCAGGATGTCATCGACGCTCTGCCCTCTGATCCGACCGATGCGGTGGCCATACGCTGGCACGCCAACGCGCCGGTGAAGGCCGGAGATCAGGTCGCCGCCTTCATCGCTTCCACCCTAAGCTACAACACAGCCGCAATGAACGCTCTGTTCGCCGCCGCCGCTGAGATGTGAGGTCACCATGAAGACGCTGCTTTCCACCTTGTTCCTGATGCTTGTGGCTTCCCCCGCCGCCGCGCAGGTTACGCCGCAGTTCGGGCTGGATCAGGTCGAAACCAGCGGTTGCCGCCGGATCGCGTTGCGCGATCCCTTTCGCGCTGGCACGGACAAGACAGTCCGCCTCGGCTGCATGACTTCGGACGGCGTCATGCTGAGCGGCAACCAGATCGCGGCGCAGCGATCGACGCACGGCACTTATGAAAATGCGGCGGTCGCCTGGGCGATCGCCAACGAGCCGAACGGGCGGCCGCAGGTCAATGGCTTCGTCACCGACAGCCAGCTCGCCACCTATGCCGACCGTGACAGCGTCGCGTTCTTCGCGTCCAACTATGCGCCGCCTCCGACGCAGACGGTCGCCGCTTCTTCCTTCACGGCCACCACGGTCGTTCTCGGCTCCGCCGCCAACGCTTCTGTGCAGGTCGGGATGGTGGTCGATACGAACGATGCGACCAAATATTCGGGGCGCATCACGGCCATCTCCACCAACCGGCTCACCCTGACCGTGTCGGGCTGGTATCAGATGGGCAACACAGCGTCGGGCCAGGTGCCGAGCGGATCGAGCGTGGTCATCAATCCGATCACCAAAATATGGGCGCTTAACGCCAATGCGATCATCAACGCGAGCAGCTACGCCAATCGCGCCGTCGTCGCGGAATTAGGCATCCTCAACAACAAGGGCCCGGTGACCTATGGCGATGGCGGGACCGGCCCTGCTGGCGGCGTCAACCAGGTCGGCGGCATCGATGTCACCAGCCTAGGAACCTATACAGGCGGCTTTGGCTATCTAGCACGCGGCAATATCTGGCGCGGCTTCGTGTCGCGGGGCAACGGCCAATATGGCTATGTCGTGGAGGACGGCACGCAGAACCCCGCAGTAGGCTTCGTGTCCGAGGCCACTGGTGGCCTTCCATTCTCAGCACGCCCCGGTGGCGTCAAAGTCTGGGAGGTCGATCGCCTGGGCGGCATGGACATTGGTAACCAGTCCAGCGCGGTTGCACCGGTCATACGCTTTTACTCTGGCGGAAACAGCACCGCGACGGCCCGCTTGTCCGTCGATACGAGCGGCAACCTGTTCCAGATCAGCAGCGGCGTCGCCTGCATCAAGGCGCTGACGGCTTGCGGAGACGAGGCGCTGCGCGTCGCGTCGGTTGCGAGTCAGACGAACGGCGTCATCATCACCGGCGCGGCGACCGGAGGGACGCCCTCCATCTTGGCGCGCGGCAGTGACACCAATGTCCCGCTCCAGATCGGCGCGAAAGGCTCCAGTGACATTCTCGCCACCAGCAACCTGCGACCGGCGACCAACCAGGCCTATAATCTGGGATCGGCGTCGTTCCGGTGGAAGAGCCTGTTTCTGTCCGGCCCGATCGCGCGCAACGTGACGATCGTCACGTCCGGCGCATCCTATGTCGCCAACGGCAATGACAGCGTGATCGTCGTTCGGAAAGGGACGGGCTCCGCCACCGCGGTAACTCTGCCCGCATCGCCCGTCACCGGCCAGGAGGTCGTCGTCAAGGACGGCAAGGGCGACGCGGCGACCAACAACATCACCATCACCGCCGCCAGCGGCAATATCGACGGGGCGGCGAGCCTGGTCATCTCGACCAATAGAGGCAGCGCAACGCTCACTTACGACGGCGCCGAATGGGTAGTGCTGTGACGACACAACAGGGAGCAGCGGCGATGTCGCCTTTGAGTGAGGCGTTGATCGCCAAATATGGCTGGATATGGGTTGGCCTGACCTTCGGTTTCGCCGCCAAATATGCTCTGCTCATCAAACGCGGGGTCAAGATCAGGCCGGGCCTCATCCTGGCCGACATCCTCATCCTGCCGATGGTCGCACTGATCAGCTACTGGCTGGTGAGCCGCGCCGGCGTCGCTGGCGAGGGCGCGGCGCTCATCACGGCCGGGGCCACCGTCGGCGCGGATCGCATCGTCAAGCTCTACACCGAGCGCTTCGTGCGCGGGGTCAGCGACATCATGACGGACGAGGCGATCCGGCGGAAACAGGTCGTGCGCGAAGAGGTGCAGGTCGAACTGAGCGGCGAGCGCGTGCTGAAAGACATCGCAGAGGGCAAGCGCCCGATTGGAGGCGAATGATGAAGCGAACCAGTGAAAAGGGGAAAGCCCTCATCAAGCAGTTCGAGGGCGTCGTCCTCAAGGTCTATCCTGATCCTGCCACGGGCGCGGAGCCTTGGACCGCCGGTGTCGGACACACTGGCCCTGACGTGAAGCCGGGCATGAAAGTCACCCGCGAGATGGCCGATGCCTGGCTGGCGGCGGACCTCAAGAAGTTTGAGGACGTGGTGAACAAGGCCGCGCCGGTCGCCACGCAAGACCAGTTCGACGCGATGGTGAGCCTGTGCTTTAATATCGGGCCGGCCAACTTCCTCAAGTCGACGCTGCTCAAGAAGCACAAGGCCGGGCTGTATGGCGGCGCTGCGGATCAGTTTGCCGTCTGGAACAAGGCGGCCGGTAAGGTTATGGCTGGCCTGACGCGCAGGCGGGCAGCGGAAGCCAAGTTGTATCGGGGGCTGGCATGACGCGCCCAAAGATCGAGGTGAGCGATCACCTGTCGGAAATCATCCTGCTCGGCATCATCGCCGTGGGCGTCATGTGGCTCATGGCGAAGGCGATTGAGGACAAGGCGGCCGGGGAAGCGTCGGCATGGACCGCGATCCTCATGGCCATCATCAACGCCATCAAAGAGCGCTGGCAGCAGCGGAGCCTTGACCGGATGGGCCAGAGCCTCGCCAACGCCCCGCCGGTCGATCCGCCCGCGCCACCCGTGGAGCCACGCTGATGAAGCCCGCCAACTTTGCGCCCGCCTATGCAGCGATGTATCCGGCGCTCACCGAGATTGCGCGCGAGCATGGCTATGCCATGGCCGTTCATGGATCGATGGCCCGCGACTTCGATGTGATCTGCATCCCTTGGGTGGATGCGCCGGCAGAGCCTGTCACGGTCGTCGCCGCCATGTGCGCCGCCTTCGCGATCCGCCAAATCGGCGAACCGGAGACACGCCAGCATGGCCGCCTGATCTTCACACTCAGCGTCGAGTTCGGAGATTGCTTCCTCGACCTGTCGTTCATGCCGTTACTGGGGAACCCGCGATGATTTACGAGAACGAGCGCCTTTCCCTCCCGTTCATGGTCCGGCTAGCGATAGCGCTGAACCTTGCCGTGCCGTTTTTCATCTTGGCGCTTGGAATTTTTTACTGATGGGCATCGGCAAGCTTGCGCGCGGGCTGGGCAAGGTCGGGATGCTGATCGAGGCCGTGCGGGTCGCCTATCTTGCGGGCGCGGCGCTGGTGCGGGCGGTGAAGGGTGACCCTGCTGCGAGCCGCGATGAAAGGCGGCAGGATCGCGAGGGCGATAGCTAGGATGCAGGCGGGCAGCAACCGGCGGATTGATGGTTGCCCCGCGCTATTGGTGTGTGGCTGAAAGCCGCGCGGGGCAAATGCAATACGAAGGCGGAACGATCAGGTTCCCGCTACGTCACGCTATCTGCGCGTTGCGCAAGGCGTCATTCAGCCGCGTCTGCCAGCCCGGCCCGGTCGCCCGGAACTTCGCCAGCACGTCCGCATCGAGCCGCAGCGTCACCTGCTCCTTGGTGGCCGACCGCGACCCGACCGGACGGCCGGGCTTGCGCTTCACCAGCGCCGCAGCGACCTGCGGGGCATGAACCTCACCGGCGGGCTTGGCCTTGGCGAAGTCGTCGTCGGTCCATTCCGGGTTTTCGTCATAGCCGACCGGGGGCTTGCTCTTACTCAT